CGAAAGCCTGAAAGTGAATGGTTAGTAATGAAGGTGAGGTAAATAATTTTCTAATTGATATGCTTAAAAATAAAGCAGCAGCTCTTGATGATATGACTAGGGATATTTCTAAGCAAGCAGAACTTGTTAATATACCTTCAGATCAAGGTCAAGATTTTGTTGTTTATATTAATCCGACTTTCAATGAAGTTTTAGGATTATGGAAACATTCTTCATCTAAACATCTTCGTCTATTGACTGATGAAACGACTGGCGATAAGTATATTTGGGATGCATATTTTGCTACTCATGATGATATGATGAAAAAGCTTACAGGATTTAGGAGCACTCTCCATAAAGATGATTTGGATAATCTATCAGTTATTCGTAGTATATTTAACGGAAGTTCTTTGAAGCAAGCTGGGGATCAAAGTGCAAGTGTTCCCGATTATTTAATAAATGAGTGGAAGACTGAACAAATTAACAATGATACAGATGAAGAGCCCTATGTAAATCATGATCAAAGAGACTATCCATATGGGATGCATGATAGTCCTGAAAATACTGGAACAGGTGTTGGTTGGGCAAAGGATAACACACCTTACGTTGTTCGATTAGATATCCTTGAGAATCCAGCCTATCGATTAGATCCTTTCGGGGTGGGCGAGTACAACGTGACGTACTACACAGCAATGCCAGCCTCTGATGGCTTAGAAGCGACGAATCCAGACTAGATAACAATTCTCAAGTAGATAAAAAAGTATAATATTTTCATGTTAGTATAGGAGTCCTACGTCCTATCGATTTTTATTAGTAAATAACTTCAAATAAGAGGTAAATAACAATGTCCAACAAATTTCAAGAGGCTCAAAATAAACTTGTAATCCAGGCTACTCGTGTGGCTGGAAATTATCTTTTATCAAAATATGGTTCTGCTCATATTAATGGGGAACCAAAGGTTGAACTAACCTCTACAGTTGATCCTAATAGCTCTGCAATCGTTTTTAATGGGTCTATTACTTGTTTTGCCTCTCCTGGTCTATTAAACCAAGTTGGCGTAAATATGACAGTAAATAACAATGATATTGAAGTAGAATCCGAGAATATTCAAGCTGATATAAATGAGGCACTAAATGCTGCAGCTGAACATTCCGATGTAGTTGTTGCTTCTTTGGATTCTTTTAAATTAACTGATAATGGCACAAAATATTTGAAACTTAGTCATTCAGCTCTTCAGGATGCAGATCTTGGTATAGTAGGTAAGAATGAGTATGCTACTTCTCCAAATAAATCTGAACTTTTACAAGGTATGGTTAAAGATGCAATGCTAGAAACAAAAATTTCTTTTACAGGTGAATTTAAAGAACCAGTTATTGAAACACCAAAACGAGAAGTAACAGCCAGTGAGAAAGCCGAATGTAAAGAATGTGGTAAAGAATATAGTCCAAAATCTCCTTTTAATGCTTGCCCATCTTGTGAGAAAGATATTCGTAAGGATGAAAAATCAGTGAAGGCATCATGGCTTACAGCTGATTTAGAAGTTCCAACAATGGATGAGGAAGGCAATGTTCTTCTTGCAGCTATTGATGAAACTAAAGAAATTTCTACTCTTGGAATTAAAGAAGATATGCCAATGGCTCGTGCAGCTGATTATCTAGTTCAATCAGCTCAGGCTGAGGAACAAACAGGTATGGAAGCTCAATTGAAAGTTGAACATGAAGCAGCTAATGCACTTCTTTCCTTGCTCCAGGGAATGGGATATGGATCAGCTAAAATTGTTGAGAGTTCCCGTTCAAAAGATGGTTTAGATTTTATGGCAGCTATTGACGATGCAGGATCTGTTAAGGCTGTGAGTATCCCTGTCTCTGTTAAAGAGGGAAAAGTAGTTCTTCCAAAGAAAGCTCTTGTATCAACTCTTATTTCCAAGGGTCTTGATGTTAAGGCTAAACTTGCAGAACAATTTGATTTAGATGTATTAGAAAAACTTGCAGCAATTGATGAAAAAATGGCTTTTGAGGTTAAAGAAGCTGAAGATATTCTTGCAGAAAAGACCGCTTCAGTTGAAAAAGCTGCTGCAGGTCAAAAACAACCATTCTTTGATAGTGATGATTCTACATTAACTGTCCAGAAGCACCTCCTACCAAATCACGAGGATATGAAAGTTGGTGATAAATTTTCTGATGGTACTGATTCTTGGGAACTTGTAAACACCGATGGTCAGCAAAATTCAACGGGTGAAGGTGATAGTAGTATTTGGACCATGAAGAAATGTCAGGCCCCTGAACACAGTAAAGAAGAACCTAAAAACAAGATGCCCATCTAAGTATCAGATTCGACTATCCAGGAGCTACCATGAATTCATTTTTCAAAGACGTAATCGCCCATCTATTAAAAAACGCTTTCGAAGGGCATACAAAGTTCTCAGTTGCTGATAATACAGCAGTTGGAGCTAACCCTATTCGTTCTATTTCTCTTGATGCCGTACCAGTCAATAATGATACTCTTATTTCATTGGCTTGGGATGGTGGTGAAAAGCTGTTTGAAAAGACTCTTAGTGAACAGGAAGCTTCCCATCAATTTGATTTAATTTCCACTGATTTAGCTGAAGTTGCAGCCCTAACAAAACAGGGTGAATATAATGCTGCCAAGGATCTGATGAAGAAACTTGGTCAAAAGTATGCTGAAAATACAGGTGATATTGTAGAAACAAATTTGCCAAAGCTCCATAATACACAAGCTTCTGCAGATAAAGGGAATGAATGGCCCTTATGTTCTGTTGAAGGTTGCAATAATAAATCTGATAGTGTTGACGAGGGTGGCAAACGCTATTGCTATACACATAGTTGGGGTGTAGGTAAAAAGCTAAAAGAAGCTTCTCAGGAAGATTCTCGTCTTTGGAAACAAGCTAAAATAACGATGCAGAATTTATGGTTTTCTACAACTGATGAACTATTAGAATATCAAGAAAAACAAAAAGGTGCAGCTAAACCAGGAACTGATCAAGATCATATTCCTCTTTGGGATAAAATGAATAAAGGAAAAGCTCCTGTAGCTAAAGATGAGCTTGCTCCAGCTTCTTTATCTTATGAAGATGTTGAAAATCAGAAAGAGAAAGAACATGATGATATGCAGAAGCATATTGATGAAAAAATTAAGACTGAGCTAGAATCCGCTTTGCAGGAAAAAGCTGCCAGCGTATTTGGTCCAGATCAGGTTGAGCTTGTCCAAGTTCTTCGTAAGAATGGACGTAATTGGGATGAAATTAAAAAGATTCTAATTAAAGATTTTAATTTTGATAAAGATGCAACAACTATTTTTGTGGATGAACAACGTCAGGGTTCAGATCCAACTGGCATTGAAGTAGAACCAGTTAAAGAGGAACCTAAAACTCCTCTTACTCCTCCTGAAGATCTTGTTTCTCCTGAAACTCATGATAAACTTCTTCAAGACCACGAAGATAAAAAAAAAATTGACTCCCCAATAAAAGATGATAAGGAACCAGGATTCTCTCCAAAAGAGATCATGGATATTCCTGAAGATAAAGAGATTGAGGATAAGTCATCTTTAAATAATGAAATTGCTCGTGCAGATAATGATGATATTCATAAAGTCGCTGCACCTACTGATTTAAACCCCCTCCAAGAACCTATCCAAGAAAAACCTACTACACCCAGTCAAGATGTTGTTCCTATGGGTAAACCATTGGATCATAATGCACCACAAAAGGGAGACAGAGTTTTTGTCTCTTCAGATCTTACTGACGAGAAAGCAGGATTTGAGGCTGTATTTGTTAGTACTTACAAATCTAAAGGTATTGATTTCTCTATTGTGGAAACGGATGATGGGGATCTTCTTGACATTGAATCTCATCGTGTAGTTAAGACATCTGAGGGATCGGGTGCCCAGGATACCGAACCAGTAATGGAACCTGAGATTGCAACAACTAAAGATGAATCAATTCAAGTAACACCCAAGATGGATGATTTTCACACAAGCTCCCAGGACCCTCTTTTAGCTATTAAACTTGAGGCAGAAGCCCTATTAAAAGAAGTAAATGATATGAGTAAGACTTCTTATGTTTTTATCCGAAAAGGTCTTGAAAAACATGCCGATGATTCTGCCTTTGAAGGTAACGGATGGTGCAGAGTATGGGTTCAGGAAGACGAAGTTTCTTCTGATTCTAGATATCCTGAAATTTTAAAATTACCAGATGAAAATGCTCGTATTGCCGCATTGAAAGAAGTGGCTCGTGAACTTGCTCATGAAGCATTACGTCTTGCAGATAGTGCAGGAGCTAAGGTTGGCGTTCAATCTTGGTTTGATTCATTAAAACCTTCTGATCATGATCGTATTGATTGGGTTAAACTTGCTAACCCAAAAACAGTTGAACAGGAAGAAGCTGAAGAAATGGCTGATTTTAATAAAGATATGGGTTATGATGATTCTGAAGGTCCTGTCCAATTACCAAAAATGCCAAGATCTTCTTTAGAACCTAAAGTAGAAAAGGAATCAGCTGGAGTTGAAGATGTAATGCGTGGTCAGGCTGGTAATCGAGGTATTGGTAAGGTATGGATTAAAGATAGTTATGATGGGTCTACTGTTACCATGTCGTCACATTTTGGTAGTAAGGAAGAGTTCGATAAATGGGCAGCTTCCAAAGTTGCAGGATCTACAACTAAGGAAATAGTTAAATCAGAATTTCCAGTAGCTGCAGCCAAGAAAGCATCTGATTTTGAGAAAGGAATTTCACAGAATAAAACATCTGATGAGACTCTTCCAGCTACTACACCAGCTAAGAGTAAGAATCCAAGTTTAAAAGATAAGGATATTGATCCTTATAAGCACCATTCTGATTTAGAATGGGAAGAAGGCGATCCTTGTAAACTATGCAAATCTCCTATTGATGATAGTTGCCAATGTACTAATGATAAATGTGAATTTCATAGAATGGGCCAGTCATTTTCTGCTACTAAGCCAGAAGGTTCAGAACCAGATCAAGTTGACTTGATTATGGCTTATGAAGATGGTTCTTTAGATGAAGCTGGTATTCTAAAGCTTTTCAGTGAATTAATCAAGAGTGGTCAGGCATGGAGCTTACAAGGCTCGTATGGTCGTACAGCTAAGGCTTTGATTGAAGCAGGATATATTAATGAAAAAGGTACTATTACAAAAGATGTAGTAGATACTGAGCTTGCACCTGAACAAAAAATGCTAGAGAGTAAGTATTCTTTTAAGAATATGAAAACAGCTGCAGATCCTGAGCTTGATCCCAAGACACGATTTAAAGAACTTAAAATTACCCCTAAATATGTAGAGAAGGAAAAAGCTACTCCAGCGTCTCCAGAGCTGGATCAAGTATTGTCTAAGTTAAATGCTTTGGAGCAGAATATTGCTGTTTTAGAAACAGCAAAGAAAGAAATTATGGCAAAGGCAAAAGAAGAAATTGCTAAACTTGAAGAATCGGGGGAACGTGTTCGATTGGATAAAGAATGGCAGGAAGCTGTAGAGCAATCTGCTGCTTTGATTGGTGCTCTTGAATCCAAGATTGTTTCCTGGAGAGACAAACTTTATACATTGAAGACTGAGGAAGTTTCTTATGTTCCTCAATTAACTCCTACAGAGATGCTTGAAAAACTTTATAAGAAGTTTGAAGGTGCTGAGAAGTATGTTCAGGATGTGTTGAATGGTATGCTTGCCTTAGCTAAAAATGTTATGGTTAATACACTCGTGAGATGGCCCAATAAAAAATCTGAGTTAAGTAAAGAAGCTTCTTCACTTGATGAGTTGAAGAGACTAAATGAGGAACTTTTAGCTGCTCTTAAAGAATTAGCCTAAAGGAAGAAGTAGATAATGGATTTCTTACTCTCATTGTTAACTGACCCTAAAATTTTAGGGGTTCTGACTCTCCCCGTAGTTTGCATGGGTATTGAGGCTTATTGTATATGGAAACTTTTTTCTCTTTACAATAAACTTCAAGAAGCTCGTCTTAATGAGTGGAGATCTATGGTGGATGATTACAATAAGTTATGTTCTGATGTTAATAATACCTTAGATATTCTTTTAAAAACAATGGGTAAGAATAATGGGACAGGTAAATAAAATGGACCGAGCAAAAAAGATCGATATGGAAGTTAAAAAGATTCACACTGGTATAAAGAAAGCTAATCTGATCCTGAGAGAGCGAATAAGAGATATTCAGGCAGATCTTACTGAGTGGGATTTATCGGATGGGCGAAATGATAAAAACGGAGAAAACTTCTTGCACTAAGAGTAAAGACCATGATTTTCTAGAAATTTATAGTTTCCAGATGGGAACTATGTTTTCTATAGACAGATTTTGGAAAATTTTTAAATGTTCTAGATGTATGAAATTAAAGCTAGTAACGAAAGATTTAAAATAAAAGATAAGGTATGGAGTAATAATGTCTAGATTTGATTCGATGTTGCAGGATCAATTAACTCTTAAGATCGATAATATATTTGAGCTAGGTACAAATGATTCCTATTGGTCTTTGACCGAGTTGGGAATTGATTTGTACGATAATCAGGTTGAGATTTTAAATGCCGTTTGTGATCTTAGTATCCCATATGTAGGTGTACTTGCTTCTCGTGGATCGGGCAAGACTTATTCTGTTGCTATTGCCATTGTTAAGCTTTGCTTAGATAATCCAGGATTTCGTGTTGGTATCTTTGGGCCAAAAGCAGATACCTCAAAACGATTAGTTAAAGAAGATATTATAGGGCGTATTCTTTCTCCTACCTCTAAGGTCTATGCTCAAATAGACTGGAACAAAACCTCTAATTCTTTTATTCAATTTAAAAATGGATCAACTGTAAAGGCATTATCTGCTTCTCCAACTGCTACACAGGAATCAGAGCACTTTCATGTGCTGGTACTTGATGAAGCTCATAGAACTAGTGATTTCGTGGTCAAAGAAAAATTAGTCCCAATGCTTGGTAGTTTTTCTGTTGCTAAAACTATTAAGATTGGGATTTCTCTTTATAAAAATAATTTTTGGCATAGTTGTAATGATAATGGAACTAAGTATAAGGTTTTACGCAAAGCTTGGTCTGAATGTGATATTTATTGGCTGCAGGGATCTATACGTTATGAGGGCAAGGATTATCCTAAGCGTATTGTAGATTTGATGCCAAAAGTTGTTAAGGAAAAACTTTTTCCTAATGATTTATCCCTTCACTACGATAGTGTAGAGGGCTATTCAGAAATTGAATGGAATACACAATATGAAATGATATGGATGGAGGATATTAACCTTGTTCTATCAGGTGATCAACAAAAGAAACTTGCATCAGGATTGTTTGATATCCTTAAGAAAGGTCGTCCTGAGAGGAGTGAAAAGTATTATTTTGGTTTAGATACTGCATCAGGAACTTTGATGCCTGGGCAGAAGGATCTAGACTGGACGGTACTAACAATTTTAAGAAAAAACCAAGATAATACTAAAGATATTATATTTAAACAGATGTGGCAGGGTGACACTGTTACTCAAATGCAGGAAATAAGAGATTTAATTCATCCTACTGATGGTGAGTTTAAATGCGTTATGGGACTTGCTGATTTTTCAAATTTTGCTATTGGTCTTGTGGATATATTTAGAAAAGAAGGTATTCCTATGGCGGGAGTTAGTTTTGGAGCTAAAGAACCAATTACAGGAAAGAATTTTAAAAATGCTATGGTAGATCAGTTTGTTTTCGAGCTTGATAGTGGAAGAGTTCAATACCCTAATATTGAGAAGATAAAAAAGAGTAAAGTTTTTAAAGAAGGCTATGAACAATGGGGTCTTGTAGAAAGACATCGTAGCAAAGCAGGAATAAATGACAAGATCTTTGTAGATCCCTCTGCAGGGCACGACGATCACGTTTCAGCTGACGTTTTAGCCGTTTGGTGTGCAGATCAAGAGAAGTCCTTTGCAGGTAAGGTTGTCCATACTATGCGAGATGTTCCAAGACCTATAGGTGGGCCAAGTAATTTAAGTGGTTTGGGTACTCCGATGCCAGGGCAGCCTGGAGATCCTAACCAAGGTCGATTTCTTAAAGATAGGCTAACATAATGATTTCCGATAAAGAGCTTAAAAAAGAGATTAAAGCTATAAAAGCTTTTTTAAAATATTTAATTAGAACACATAAGAAACATGATTTCCCCGAAGTACAAGGTTATCTAGATGGTTTAATTTTTTGTTTGAAAGGGAAACTTGATTAGTAAATAACAATACTAAAAAACAAGTTGGATCTGACGACAATTTGGGATATACTTAGAAGTGAAAAAATACTTATCTGCATTTCTGATTTAAAAAATCTGGAAAAATAATATGAAAAATAATCAAGCCCTTGATGAGGCTCGTAAATATTTGTTGTATGTTTCTGATGCTCTGCAAGCCATAGCGTCAAGTTATTCTACTGATAAAGAGGATCGAACCATTTTAAATAAATTTTCTTCTGATCTGTTTGAATATTCAAATGGACTTGAGCAATTGAGGAATCAAATAACTGCTAAAGAACAGGCAAAGAAAAAAATTAAAATTGTTGCAGAATTGGAATACGCATATGAATCCCAGAAACGTCATACTGAGAAAGTTAGAACTGATTTGCGTACTGTTAAAGCACTTCTAAAGAATGCAGAGAAAATTGGTGTTGAGGCAGATATAAAAGAAGCTAAGAATCGTGTTGTCTATTATACTAATCAATTTTCTATTGCAGAACAGAATGAATTAAAAGCTAAGAAAGAATTTGAGCAAGGAGCTTAATATGGCAAGACAAAAGGGCAGTAAAAATAGCAAAGGTATTTCAAAGAAAGGAACAGCATCTGGCACTGGTTTTCATGGTGGTATCCAGGAGCCAAATTCTGGAGCTAATGCATTTACTCTAGGATTGAATAAGACTGCTTCGTTGGATAAGAATGCTTCTAGTGGAGAATATTCTGTCACACAGACTCAATCTTTTTTCTATTCGCCAGAATTAACAAGTGATTCATGGGTTCTTCCAAAATCTCGTCAGGAAATTTTGAAATGGATTCGTATTTTCTTTAATCTTGAACCTTATATCCAACAGATTACAATGATGCACTCATTATATCCTTTTTCAAAATTTGATTTAGTTGTATCTGATCCTACCATTAAGAAATTTTATGAAGAAATGTCTTCAAATGGTGATTTTAATTTATTTGAATTTATTCTTCAAGCTTCTTTGTCACGAGAAAAGTTTGGTGAGGCAATTCCATTCGGTAATTTGACTCAGGATGAAAATCCTTCTAAGAATGGTAAAAAACTTTTTCGATGGCACAATTTTATTCTTTTAGAGCCAGAGCTTGTTGAGATTAAGACGGATATGATGAGTGGGAAAAAGACTTTTGAGATGGTTCCTACCGAGGAAATTAAAGCTCTTATTTCTTCTACTCGTCCCGAAGATATTGAACGAGTTGCAGAGCTTAGAGAGTCTTCTCCAGAGCTTGTTAATGCTGTTGTAGAACATAGAAATATTAAACTTGATGAAAGTTGTGTGTCACAGATTGCACGTATTACTGATCCTTCTGCTACACGAGGAACATCTAGGATTCAATCATGTTTTAAAGCTCTTATTCTTCAAGATTGGATTCGTCTTGCCCAATCCGCTTACGCTAAAAATTATGTATTTCCTAAAGAATTGTGGACTATTGGTGATTTAGCAAGTGGCACAATGCCTTCTAATGATGATTTAAATAATTGGAAACAGCTTATTAATCAATCTATTCAAAGTCCTCCTTTTACAATTATTGCTCCACCCATTGTTCACTATGAAGCTTTGAGTGTTATGGGTAAGCAATTTCCTTTGAATCAGGAATATGACTATATTCAGGATCAATTGCTTGTGGGGTTGGGTGTAAATAAAAATATTATTTTAGGTGAAGGTCCAAATTTTGGTAATAGTAAAACAATGGCTCTTCAGGCATTGGTCATGCAATATAAGGCTGTACGTGACAAGTTTGAAGATTGGATGATTAATAAGTTTTTTAGACCTATTGCTGAGAAGAATGGATTTTATACTGTTGATCCTGATACGGGTGAGAAGCAGTTAATTCTTCCTCAAATCTCTTGGTATAAATCTTTGGATATTGATGCCCAAGAACGTGAACAGGAACAATTTGCGGAGTTTCATAAAGACGGTCTTATTTCTACAAAGACCCTATTTAGTAAATATCCTAATCTTGATTATGAAACCGAACGTAAGCAATTGGAAGAAGAACGTGGAACTATTTTTGATAAAGGTGGGAAAGATAGTCGTTTGCCAGCTCAAATTTCTAAGCCTAGTAGCGGTGGTGGAGGTGGTGGAGGAGGAATTGGTGATGAAGGTTTAGGGGAAGAAGAAGGTGCTCCAGAACCAATGGAACCAACAGAGCCAATGGAACCAGGAGCTGAAGGTGAAGGTACTCTTCCTGAAGGTCAAGAGAGTTCTCCTAATGTGGGAGAAACTAATGAAGGTGGCTCTTCAGATTTGGGTATGCCAGAGGTTTAAAAATGTTTACAAGTTCTAGTTCCACTAATGTTATTTGGAATATGGATTATATAACTTCTAATATTTGTAACTCTGTATTAACTAGTAGTTCAAATAGCATTAATATCTCTTATATTATTACACGTTGTAGAAAATGTAATCATGCCCATGCTCAAGATGGTGCAGAGGGATGTTATGATGTGATAGGACAGGCTGTAACGTTTGTAATTTGCCATTGTAAAGAACATGTCCCAACTGATAATCTTGAGTACTTGGAATATCTAATAAAGAAAAAGGAATCCTTATGAAAAAATCGTTAGCTTTGCTTATGTCTTTTTTGTTTACTCTTCCAGCTTGTAGTTTTTCTTCTGAATATCATGGTACTAATGAGGCTATAAGGGAAACAGTTAAAATTGTTATTAAATTAGAAAATTCTAAAGGACAGCATAGAGAAGCCCTTTGCTCAGGAGTTATTATAGGACCCAATGAAATTTTGACTGCAGGGCACTGTGTAGAGACTCCCTATAAAGTTATAAATATTTGGGTTCGAGATATTGATGGAAGAAGTCAACCTGCTTTGGTTGAGAAAGTTGCACCTGGAATAGATCTTGCTCTTCTTGAAATTGTTATACCTGAGAAACATTGGGCAAGAATATCTAATCATTTAGAAGTGGGAGATGCTGTAGAAGCAGTTGGGATGCCTATGGGATTAGAATGGACTTCAACATTTGGTCATGTAAGTGCTCTTCATAGAATGTTTGCTAATAGAGGTGAAAATGGCGATCTTGGTGAGTATACTCAATTTGATGCTCCTATAAATGGAGGAAATTCTGGTGGTGGGTTGTGGGATAGGCATGGTAGACTCGTTGGTATTGTTACTGCTCATGTAACACCTTGTTGGTTTGGTAGTTGGAGTGGTTTAAGTTTTGCAGTAAATATGAGCACAATTAAAGAATTTTTAAAGTCATAATAATATAAATCTCCTTTTGTAAAACGGGGCTTGTTCAGTGCCCTCATCGAAACTGAATAAAATAAATGAAAAGGAGCAACATGGAAGTGTATAGAGATAGCTACATCGTAGCATTAATGGTAAATGGAAAGATTCAGAAGGAATCTGATGATGGTTCTGTTCTTATTCCCTTTGGATCAGAGTATGTACTTCGACTTAAGAATAAACTTCGTAAACGTGCAGTAGCTGATGTTTGGATTGATGGAAAAGTAGCTGCAAAAGGTATTGTAATTGATGCTAATGGAACTGTAGACTTAGAAAGATTTGTTGCTGATGGTAATCTTTCCGAAGGTAAACGATTCAAATTAGCTAGACTTACCGATCCAAAAGTTGATCAACCTAATGATAGTGAAAATGGGATAATTGAAGTAAATTTTTATCCAGAGAAAGATGCTCCAGTAGTTGAAAAAATAGTTGAGCATCATGATTATTGGGATTTTAATCATTATCCCCATAATCATAATTGGATTGGGCATTGTCATCAATGTTGCAATAATAATTGGTGTTCTATCTGTCATCCAAATATATTTTTGTGCAAAACAACTACAACTAGCTGGGATGGACTTAGCAGCGGTAGTATCACTGTCGGTAATAATATTACTGGTGGAGATTTTAATAAAGCATTTCAAGGTGGTGTTACAGGTAATATTCCTATGAATGCTTCATTTTCTACAGAAGCATCCATGATGTCTCAGGTAACATCAAATAACTTAGATCTAAGCAAGGTTGTTAATTGTTCTTCTCTAGGTGAAGCTGCAGCAACAGTTGAGGGAAGTACATCCTCGCAGAAGTTTAGTTCTATATCCATAGATGTAGATCGTTCAAAACCTACTACTATTCGTTTAACGGTTAAAGGTTTAAGTAAGGTTCTAGAAGTCTGCAGTGCTTGTGGCTATAAGCGCAAGAAAGACGTTAAGTATTGTCCTTATGATGCAACTCAATTAGTGGCCTAAGAATCTGGGCCTGTCTTAATTGATTAGATATTGGTTGGGACAGGCCCAATTTTTATTTTAAAAGAGGTTAAAATGGCATTAAATAAACGTGGTAGTCCATCCAAAATTCAAGTATTTAAAAATGCTGGATTTATTATCAATGTTAACTACTTATCTGAAATGCTACTTAAACAGTGGCCTGACAAAAAGATTACAACAGATCAGTTACACTCAGCTTTAAAATCTATTGGTATTGATAATTATCAAGCTGAGGATATGTCTGAGCTTATGGGTCGTTTACAATCTATTGGTTTTGTTGTTTCTAAATAACGTAGTAAATAACAATAAAAAGTGTTTAAAAAGTATAATATTTTTATGTATTAATAGGAGTACTACGTTCTAATCGATTTTTTTCAATTAAAAGCCAAGTAAAGAGGAGATTCATATGCCACAAGATAGCCACGATAGAGAAGGCAAGAAAGAACTTAATTATATCACAGAAGATGGAGATCTTAATGTTCCAGTGATGTTTGAAGCAGTTATGGTCAAATATATGGGACGAGTTTTGGATCTCATTAGAATTTCTGACATTTCAGAACGTAATTTAACTCAACTTTCTAGAACAATTAAAGATGATTGTTATGAGAAAATCAAATTTGCTAAAGCTATCTTAGAGAAGCATGGGATTGACGAGAGCAAGTAATGCCTCTCCGAAAAATTAAGAATCCATATAACTTTCAAAAATGCAGGACATGTGATCATTATTTCCTTTCCCATACTTCTATGCCTGACGAGACGATATTTTGTGAATGGGGAAATAGCTCTTATAAACCCACACGATGTTATTGTAGAGATTTTGTTCCTAAAGATAATTTAGAATTTCTCGAATGGAAATTGGATAAAAAGAGAAAGAAGAATGTATCAGGATAGTAGATGTCGAACTTGTAATCACTTTTGGGAAGTTCACGATCATCATGGGCGTATACGTTGCTATGAATATCTTGATGAGGACTATAATCCAGTTGGGGATTGTTCTTGTGATACAGGATATATTCCTGGAGATAATTTAGAATATCTGGAAATGAAATATGAGCGAAACAAATTGGCTATCAAATCTCGCAATAAAAGCAATGAGGATCTGCCGCCTAAATAAAGAAGCAGTAGGGAATCATCGTCAGGATATGACGGGGCCAGTTCTCAATAATTTATTGAATAGTGGATATACGCAAGTAATGTGGAATTCAAATGGTTCCCATCATAGTGAGTGTAGGGATTTAAATAAGCAAGTTTGGGATCTTCAAGATTTTTTAAGCACAACTGAATATGATGCTCCCTTGTTTTCTCGTTCTCATCCAGGTGATGCTTCTTGTACATTAACTGTATCTGGTCCTAGCCTTCCTCCAATTGAAGTTGATTCCTATGGAGAGACTGACGAAGCAATAGGTACTAATCGTCCTATAAGGGCTCCTGTAGCTCCAAAACCAACGGTTAAGAGATTAGCTCCAACTCCTGAGCCCAGGATTGATCGAAAGCCTATAGAACCAGAGAAAAAAGTTGTTTATGTTCCTAAAGAAGTTCATAAGCAGATTAAAGATCCTTTTGAGAAGCATGATCTTAGTCCTGAAGAATATTCTGATTGGTTACGAGATCTTGAGAAAGAGAATGTTGAAGAATCTATTCCAACTATTCCAGCTAAACCAACTGATGAAGAAGTAGAAGAATGGCAGCGTGGATTGGATAGAGAAACTAGTAAGAAAGTACCCAATTGGATTTACGGAATTTTTAAAGGATAAAATTTACTATGAGTTTGATTAAGTTAGGTTCTCATCTTCGAATCTTAAAAACGGCTGCTATGGTTGAAGATTTACTTATTGATAGACCTGTTGAAGCTGCTAAACCTGTAGTTTCCAAGGTTATTGAATCAAAAAATTCTGATTTCCTTTATTATCGTGCTCGTGCAATTAGTGCTGGTGATCAAGGCCCCCTGAATAAAGATGGGGCTCGTAGTTGGAATTTTAATGGGAATAAAGATTATTTTGAGCGAAAAGAGTTAGAAGCTGCATATGAAACGTTTATTGGGCGTAACATTTTCCTTGATCATAACTCTGAGAGTTCCTTGTATTCTATTGGTAAGATTATTGACGCTTTGCCTATTGATGATAAAGAAACTGGCGAATTTTATATTGAATTAGTTGGAAAGATTGATCGTACTCTTCATCCTGAAATTTGTCGTAAGATCGAAACAGGTGAACTTAATAGCACAAGTATGGGCTGCTCAGTTGATGAGTCCATTTGTTCTATTTGTGGTCATGTTCTTCATTCAGATGCTGATGAAAAATGTAACCATATGGGTATGAATCTTGGCAAGGAATTTCCTGCTGAAGTTGATATGCCTGAATATAGCATTAAAAAAGGGGATATGGTTCCTTGTTTTTCTATTAATAAAGGAATTGTTTTTAATGAAGATAGTATTGTGGGGGTTCCTGCAGATCCAACAGCTGTTATCAAAACCGTTTTGTCTAATATGAAGAGTCAGATTTCTAAAAAAGCTTCTCTGACAAAAAAAGAGCAATTAGATTTAGCAGCACAGATGGAAAAATTATTTGAAAAATTAGATGCTGATACTAAGATTCAATTAAAAGCTGATTTTTGTGGCATTTGCCCACCAGTTGAAAAGGAGTCGTCCATGGCTGATAAGAGCGTAATTCCTAATGAAGAAACCAAAAAGATTTTATCTAAAATCTCTGCTTTAGAGATGGAACAACTTGAATCATTTATAACACATAAGACTAAGAAAGCTAACGAAGTAGCCAGCCAGGAGATCGTTGCTGATGCCGCTGCAAAAGAAGAGACATTTCTATCTAAGATTGTTGCTAAAGTAAAAGATGCTCTTTCTAAAGAAGCTGCTAAATGTGAACGTTGTGAGGATATTCTTAGTGAGAAAGATCCTAGTCATGAATATGACCCAGATTGTGCAGGTTCTCTTTGTGCAAAACACGAAGCAGAATGGTATAAAAAGAAATCGTCTATTTCAGCTAAATTCCAGGAAGATAAAAATAACGTTTTAGATTCCACATGGTCAGTTAATGACGGTGATAAGTGTATTCTTGAAGCTTCCCTTAAAGAGATTTGGGGCTCACAATTTGAATTACTTTCATTTGATGATCAAAGATGGGCAACTAGTGAGGAGTATGCTAAAGAGATTGTTGCTCGTTATACCAAAGATGGTATTGAGAAACTTGCAGATGCTTGGGATGTCTCTCATAAGCTTTCAAAGACAGCTGCAGATCCAAAACTTGGTCCTTCAGGGACTCGTGCAAAACCCTCAACTGGATCTTCTAATAAAGAACACAGCTATCCAACAAATCCTAAATTTGAAAAGCCTAAACCAGGAACAAGTTCAAAAGGTCCCGCCGCACCAGCTCATAAAGATGTAAAGGACTCTAAGGTTGAAATGCCAGGGCAGGAGAAAGGTCAAACTGGTCCTGCAGCACCAAAGGCAAAAGAAGTTAAAACAGATCATAGTGAGCCAAAGGTAGAAGCAGAAGGTAAAGAAGTAAAGAATACACCTAAGAATCCTGAAGAGAAAAAGCATGATAAGTCTGAGAAAGAAGTAAAGACGGATTATGTTGCTGAAGGTAAAGAACATATGGAAGAAGAAGCAAAAGATGGGAAAAAAGAAGATAAGAAATCTGATAAAAAATCTTCTTTAATTAGTTGGGCTTCTCTTACCTCCAAAGCACAAGATTTTATTAAAACAGCCGCTACAAAACATATTAAAAGTGGAATGAAAAATGCTGAAGCTGTCGCTAAGGCTCACAGCGAATTTATAGCTCAGGAGAATGATATGAAAAAGCAAGCATCCGATGGCAAGCCAGATGAATCAGTTGAAGGATCTACTCTTCCAGAAGGCACGAAAGAGATGGGAGATAAGCCAGAGGAATCAGTTAAAGGTACTACCCTTCCTGGTGGTGCTGCTCCTTCTTCAGCTCCTGAAACAAGTGCTCAGGGTGACACAGAGCACAAGACACCAAATTTGACAAAGAAACCTGACGAAGCAGTTGATGGTACAACCACTCCTAAAGATCATATTCCTAATACTCAAAAGAGTGATGAAAGTTCTAAAGGAACAACTTTCCCTGATAGTAAGAAAGAAATTGGCGATAAAGCTGAATCGGCAGTAAAAGAAGCTGCTAAATCTGAAAGCTCTGCTCCAATTGAAGCTGTTCAGGATAAACCAGCACTTTCCAAAGCAACAGCTGGTGATACACCTGAAAGCGCACGAGAAGGCGGCGATTTAAAGAAAGATCCCAAAGATATTGAATCCGTTAATAAAAAGGCTGCAACTGAAATGCCTATGCCAGCTGATAAAGATCCTATGGAATCAATGAAACCAGAAGCTCCATTAGATGAGAAACCTCTAGATCTCCCAATGGATGGTCCTAAAGTTGACGCTCCTGCTGAAGAAGTTTCCGCATTTGATACTGCTGAGAATGTTGATATTGGTGAGGGTTATACAGCTAACAAGGATAAAGAATCTAAAGAAATTATTGTTATGAAAGATGGTCAGGAAGTCAAACGTCTCCCAGATGGTTTTGGTAAAGATATGGCAGTTGTTCTACCTCTTATGAAAGCCGTTCTTGGTCTTCCTCCAACAGAAGAAGTTAAACCTGAAGTTCCAGGTGTAGCAGCTCCTTTGGAAGAGCATAAAGAAGAACCTAAGCTTGAAGAACATCCAGGTGCAGAAGAAGCACATGAAGATGAACTTGGGATTAAAGAGTCTGCTCTTAAGGTAAAAGAAGCTGCCCTTGCAGAGAAAGAAGCTGCAATCACTGCAAAAGAAGCAGAGATTAAGGCTACCGAATTATCCAAGAAATTTGCCTCTATTATTCAAGCTCGTACAGAACGCTGTAAGAAAATTGTAGCTGCTTTGGTTGAAAAAGATGCACTTCAAATGGATAAAGAAGTTTATGACACAGAACGTAAGAATGGCACATATATGTTAGATGCTCAGAAAAAAGCTTTTGAATATGCTATCAAAGCAAAACAGAAAGAATTACTAGCTATGGATGATAATGCATTACTTGCTACAGAGAAAGTAATTGCTGATCTTAAAGCTCCTGCTTCTACAGTAAATACAAAGAAAGCAAGTCATATCTTTGTTTCACCTTCATTTGGTGAAGAGCTTTCTGAAGATGCACAACTTAAGAAAATCTTTGACACATTCGGTACTAAAAACAGACCACAATAACTTCAATGGGTAGACCTAAATCTCAATTTTGTAAGTATGGTCATGATACAAGTATCTGTGGAAGAGATTCTACTAATGCTTGTAATGGCTGCAAGAGAAATTGGACTTTAGAGAATAAAGATTATTACACAGCGTATCATATAGAACATAGAAATAATATTTTAGTGCAACGAAAAGAATATCGTAACACAAATAAAGAGTTTATAGCTTTAAAAGAGAAAGAATGGAATGGTGCCCATAAAGAACGTAGTGTAGAAATAGATAGAAAGTCTTATGAACGTCATAGACCAAAACGTTTGGCTTCTATGATAAGAAGTCAAACTAATCGTAATCTTAGAGTAGTAGCTTGGACTGATTGGGATAAAATTAAAGAAATTTATGCCAATTGTCCTAAAGGAATGGAAGTTGATCATATAATTCCTTTACAGGGTAAAGAAGTTTCTGGGTTGCATGTAAGTTGGAATTTGCAATATTTAACTCCTACAGCTAATAGATCCAAGAGAAATAAACTGATTTGTTAACCCCTAGCTAGGTTCAAAATTTGTTATGTTGGAAAATTCATAACATCTTATTCGTTTCATCCAGAAAAGTAAAAAAGTTTAAAAGATAAACAATTTTCCACACATGTTTGTGTGGCCTTTAAATAAGACCTACAACTAGAAAAGACCCGCCTCGATTGTTTCAGAATCAAAAAATAAATCAAGGAGTTACAAAATGGCTATTCGGCAGATAAAAGAAGTAAACCGTTCAATCGGTTATCCAATCGCCTCTGGAAATATCGTTGGTGGAAATTTGCTACAACTGAATGTAAGTGGACAGCTTTTGCCTTGGGATCACACCCAGACAACAGGCCAGCCTTTCGGTTTAGCAATTGAATCCAATGTACTTTTCCCACTTCAGCCAGCAAACGGTGAAGTAGCAGGGCAGGGTTTCGACTATACCAACTTCAATCGTGGTGGAATGGAATCCGTTTATAACAACGGTGGAGATTTCGTCCTTTATGATGATGGTCGTGGTTATCCTTATGCTCGTGGTACGGTAACATATGCAGTTAATCAACCAGTCTACGCTTCTTCAGCAACTGATGGTCTTATCACATCTGCTGCTACAAGCGGAGTTCTAGTTGGATATGTTGTCAGTTTCGACGTTGCAACTGACCCAACACAGCTTGAGATCAAATCCATAATCTAATTAATTTTAGATCTAGTTGTAAGCATGATTGGTCGTGAGACTGACATGTAAATTTAAAGGAGAAATTTTATGAACGATAAGTTAAATGTAGAAGCCTCCATGGAGATTCTTTCCAGCGCACAGGTTGAGGAAAAACTCACCCGCTTGATGAATTCCCCAGGTGGACTTCAAAAGATCGCACAGCAAATGCTCTCGCCCCTAAAGCGAGAACTTTTGTACGAAGGCCGTATTCGCCAACTCTTCCAGACCTATAAACTAGCTCTTGGAGAAGAAGCAGTATTCGACGCTGATGTTGATGTACCAGCCGCAAGCATCTCAGTCGAAGGTCTTCCAGCACAGCTCGAAGTTCTAGCAGATCGTATTCGTGTTGAAACGTCACCTATTTCAACCCGCCCTATGATTCGTTGGAATGAATCGAACTTCCGCAAATATGACGTTCTAAACAGAACACAAGAACGTGCAAAAGCATCAATCATGCTTCAGGAAGATACTCGTGGTTATAATTTGATCAACTTCGCAAGTGGTTTGACAAATCAGACACCCGCAGCATCTCTTGCTGGTACGACTGCTGCAACAAACAACCCTTCAGTTATCGCCAACGGCGCAACTGGATTGTCCATGTATACCTTGGCTACCGCAATCGTAACCCTAAGCTCAAAGCTTTTGGTTGCCAGCAAGTTATATATTAACCCACTAACACGTAGAGACTTGCTGTTGTTCAACAATGCTCCAAGTGGTAATGGTGGACTTGGTATCTTCGCTCCTAACTTCCAGGATACAGCTCTAAAGGCTGGTCGTGTAGGTGGAATCATGGGCGTTGACGTTCTAGAGTCTGTTGTTGTTCCTTCTAATGCCTGTTTCGTCTTGGCTCCCGCTGATTATCTTGGCGTTCTCGCCATTCGTACAGACCTATCGGTTGAGACAATGAAAGATGTAAACAAGATGGCAGATGTATTTGCAATCTGGGAAGATCTCGGATTTTTAATCCGATATGCCAAAGGCATTGTGAAGATCACCCTACCCTAAGTTATTTAGGGTGTTGTTGCTGTATTTTTACTGGAGGGGATGTAAAAATCCCCTCTTGCTAAAAATATACAAATATGGTATACTAATAGATATGGAAAAGATAAGTGGAATTTATACAATAACTCATATAAGTAATGGTAAGATGTATGTTGGCTCTGCCATTAATATCGAAAAACGTTGGTCTGAACATCGATCAGAGTTAAATCATAATAAGCATGATAATCCTCGTCTTCAAAATTCATGGAATAAGTATGGGGAATATCAATTTAATTTTAGACTTTTAGAAGAAGTTAAAGATCCTTCTAAGCTATTAGAAAGAGAACAGTATTGGATGGATAGTTTACATAGTTCTGATAGAAATAAAGGTTTTAATATTCGTATAAAAGCTGAGAGTAATTTTGGGCTAAAACATACACTTGAGACTATTGAAAAAATTAAATTAGGAAGTATTGGTAAAAATAGAGATAAAGTTGGTGCAAAAAATCCTTTTTTTGGTCATATGCATACAGAAGCAGCTCATAAAAAGATGCATAAGCCTAAGTCTGACGAAGGTAGAAAGAATATTAAAATTGCAAGACAAAAATATTCAGATAGTCTTAAGATTAAAAAGATTTGTTTGGGTTGTAAAGAAGAATTTTTAATGTTGCCCTATGAGGATAAACGATTCTGTAATCATCCTTGTTGGTTAAAGTATCAAACAGCTAATAGATTAAATTTAAGTAGGGAAGAAAGATAAGGTTTACTTAGTGGGCTTGTAGCTCAATTGGGGGAGCAAG